GAAGATATTTGTCAAGTAGATTGTATAGAGAATCCATAGACAATTCTTCATCAGACCACCAATCATAATCTTCAGTACGAAATGCTTTATCAATTGACAAAGCACCACCAACAAAGAACATGTCATTGTCTTTATCATAGTGACCATCAGGAATCCATTGTGAATGCTTAGCACATTCTCCTGGATTATCGTGATTACCACGAATAAACTTATGGTCTCCTTTCACCATAGCATAGTGAGGTGGGTTACTGTAGATTTGACCAGCTCGCCAACCTTGTTTTCTAACAAATCCAAGACCAAGATCACCAACTTGAATACTGGCGTCACAGTCTTTGATGATTCTTTTGTACTGTTTCCACTTTCCGTGGACATCGCCAATAAATTTCATTGGTTTGACCTTTATTCATTTCTTCGACAGATGAAAATATATCTCCTCTAAACTTTTTTCCATTTTTATCTTGGAAATTAAGTATATCAGAGTGATTGAAGTGTGTGTCTGATATAAACCAGAGATTGTTTTTCATATCAGTATTATACCTGCAGTCTACCACACAGAAAAGAAAGAGTCAATCATTTAGTCGTTTTCAACACAATATGCTCATATATGGTATAGTGAAGAAATTCACTATACCATATTTTATATGATCCTATGTTGCGTCAGCAAGTTCAAGTGCTTTATTCAAAGCCTTGACTTTGAGTTTTCGACCCTGACCAAACTGAGCGTTGTTGAGTCGGGATTCCTGAGTTTTACCCAATACGTTGTCAATAAGATAGGTAACAGAGTTGTATGCTTGCCACCATGATCCTTCACCAAGTTCAGCGCCTGGTTGTGTATCAAGAGCATCCATAGCCATCTTACCAGTCCTATTCAACTCATTCAGATCTTTCTTCTTGCGTTCACCAACTGGCCAGATATCCATGTAGTATTCTTTAAGAGCATCAACTGTCCATCGCTTCGATGCAAGAAACTCTGCAGCTTCTTTGTATCCATGAAGTTGTTCACGACCCATATCGAGTAGTTCCTTGACTTTTTCTGCATCGAACTTTTTACGATGGTTAAGTCTCACACCTAGATCACTGTTATGACCTTTGAGTGCAAGAGTTAGTGTATTGTTACACACAACTCGTGTCGGTGTGAATCGTAAATCTAATGATTGACCATATTCAATCGGATTACTGAATAGAAAGTACGATTCAATACGATCCCGACCACGAAATAACGAGAACTCAGCATCGACCTTTGCCAGGGCAAATAGCCGTTTACCTGCTAACAATGATCCCATAGTATTCATTTCCATCGAACCTTCTGTGCAGAACTCATGGAAGAAGTTCACAAACTCAGTTGGTTGTACTTCGTGCCAATTAGGTCCAGCTAGAGTCAGAATATCACCAGTATCTGATCGATACAATGCATCTTTACCAGTTGAAACTTTCTCGCCATTGATATCAGCATATAAACCAGTACGTTCGATAGTCCAATCAAGCTTAGCGGCTTTGATCATATCATCAGGTGAACAACCTGGATCTACAGGAACAGATCGACCTTTGGTCATATTGATATGCCATGGGTGTTCATATGTGTTGTCCTGAGACCAAACGTTGCCTGTTGCTTTCTTCTCATCATAAGCATAAGCCATTGTTTCTACTTCGTGTGACATGTTGATCAGTTCCTTTTCTCAATTTATGGTCTTATAATATATCACACATAACAAATTGTCAACTGTAGAATTTCGTCAATGTTATCAATCATTTAGTTCTTCTAGAGATCTCAAATAGTGATTATATAGTCCTGGTTCCTTACCATGTGCTTCAATTTCCCATGGAAGATCCCAATAATTTACAGTATCAAGATCGACCACACTTTTTTTCCATTGAAGATACTTTTTATTTTTGATATATGGATTTAATTCACCTGTTGCATATTGTTTGACATGTACAAGTTCATGAGCAAGTGTACATAATTGGTTTTTTCGAGACATTGAATTTCTTATGTAGATATCAAAGTCTCGAAATTTACCTGAATTGTTTTCATTTGTATCACATAATCCATGAAATTTTGAAATTGGTCCAAATATGATGTCAATAAACAGATGTTTCAGTAAATGACCTGACATCAGTTGTTTTGACATGACATTGACAGCAAAGATTAGTTCATCTTCTGAAATCTTTGTATTAGTTCCAGTAACGACGATTTGCATTTCATAACCTCAATTTTGATATCATTATAACGCATGAATATGAAATGTCAACTATTAAATTATCTTAATAAGAACAACAACTTAGAATGATTCAGTCTTTGGTTTAGGTAATTTTAGTGGCTGTTCTGCATCAAACAAATGAAAGACACAAGCGACATTTGCTTTATTATCCATACCAACCATCATGAATTGATTTTTATGGTTTCCGAACAACATAGAAATTTTATTTTCGGGGTGACTTCCAAAAGTTAACAATTGCATATCATTTTGTTCGATAAATTTCAATAGATATTTTGTACCCATACATATGCTAGGTATAGGTTGCAAACTTGGTGGATTTGCAAATGCAAAGATTGAACTAAAAATTAATACAATCATTGCAAATGCTATTTTTTTAAACATTTATCTATTCCTTATGAATACATCATGCAATTGATTTTTATATGTATCCACTTTTTTTTCGAATAACAAAACTCCTTCATGATCAACTGACATGATTATAACTAATTTTGGTATTTTAATATTATATAATTCATTTACCATTTGAGCATAAACAGAGGATTGTAGGAAATATCCTTGAATTTTATCTTCTGTTTTTTTATATCGTGAAGTTTTAAAATCCACGATAGATTTTTCACCTTTCCATTCACATATTAAATCTGTTGTACCTGCACAATTATATTTGATAGAATACATCATTAATTCTATACCATAAATTGTACCGACATTACTATCTAGATAAGGTTTGATTTGTTTAAAATTATCTAGATTGAAAGGCATTGTTCCTTTTTTATAATCTTGGTTTAAGAGATATTTTTCACATAACTCATGAATTGCAGTTCCTCTACGAGAAGCTTGTGTAGATATTTTTTTAGCTTCATCTTCACCTACTTTATCACGCCATTTCTGTAATGATTCATAATTCAATTTACTGAGAATAGATGTTACGGATTCAAATTGTTGTCCTTGTTCATTTTGATAAAACCTTCCATTCTGAGTATCAATTCTTTTCAATGGATATTGTTTGAGCAATTCATGTTTAAACATTTTAAAGTCCTTGGTTTTCACATTCTATAATCCATGATTTAACAAAACCAGATCTTACTATATCATCTCTTGTCATTTGCACAAATTCGAATGTTCCTAATTTTTTACAAACACTAATCAGTTTCAGTAAATCATTTTTTCCATCACGTTCATTTAAATCTGATTGTTTAGTATCACCACAAATAATGACTCTACAATTTTCACCTATTCTTGTTAGAATAGTATTCAGTTCACCCCAATTCATATTTTGGCATTCATCAATAATGACAACTGAATTAGAAATTGTAATACCACGAATAAATGATGTAGAGATGAATTCAATTTGTTCTTTTTGTTTTAGGATTTCATATGCATCGCCTCTACCATACAATTCAGAACAGATAGAGTAATAAGGTATTTCATATACTTTTACTTTTTCTTTTTGATTTCCTGGTAAATATCCCATTTCACGGGATGGAACAACGGAACGTACTACAATGACTTTATCATAATTATCATTCATTACATCTTTAAGACCAAGATAGAATGCAGTGAATGTTTTACCTGTTCCAGCTGTTCCATGGAGCATTAGATTTTTGTCATCAAAATATGCATCAAATGCTTTTTTTTGATTCTGGGTTAAGGGTGTTATTTTAGATAATCCCATTCCCGTTCTAATTTCGACTCCTTCTTGTCTGAGTACACGTCTTTGTTTTTTTGTTAATTTTTTTGGTTGTAACATATACTCCTACCGTATTGTTTACCAAGTATTAATGGTTGATTTCCTATGCTTTCCTTTAATTTCTTTTAATACATCTTTAAAACCATCATCAGGCTTTCTTAATCCTACTCTAGTTGGATCAGCCAGGCCAGGAAAACCATTTACTAGTTGTTTAAGATTTGGATTATTTTTTAAATATACATCTCGTTCTGATATAGACATAAAAACATCAAATTCTTTACCAGTATTGGTATCAAGAAACTTATAAGTTGGCATTAATATTCATCCTCTTGTTGCATAATATAATCAACATTATTCGAACGTAACGCATTTTTAATTTTTTTCATTTTCCTGCGTTCAATACTTTCTTTGATACGATGCTTGTTCTCATGTATTGATTCATTATCATCATATGATGACTCATATCGTTTTCTTGATTTACCCATTTTTATAGTCCCCGAAAGCCTCCTTAATTAAATTTTCTGTGATACCTTTGTATGGTAATTTTTTATTTTTGACATGTAATATCAACTCCGCATCTTTAGGATCAATAGATTCTAAAAATTGAACAAACAACAATTCACGTCGAAATTGTGGTAAATCATCTCTACCACCTTCTAGAAACAAATACATTTTTCTTGCTTCAGAATAAAGCATACCTTGACCTTCACCTGTTGGCATAGGTGTGTATGGTGGATCTGTTTCTGGTAGAAGAAATTTTACATTAGGATTGAAAACATGTTCTAGAATGAAATGTAATGTTTTATTATAATTCTTACGTAGAAATTCTATTTTTTCTTTTCTACTATTAATTTTAGATGCTTGTTCTAAGATTTCAGAAACCATTAATTGCATTTGATATACCTTTTAAAAATCATTTATACATTCAACCAATTTTTTCAATTTGTGTGTGGAAAAATAATTAATCAGTTGTGATTTGTCCTTCGTGTTTAAAATTTCAAGTTTGTCTAAAATTTCATTTTGAATATTATCTGGAACCTCTTTCAAATCAATTAATGTTTTGTTACGAATGAAATTCCTATAATATTTATGATATTCATCATTTCTAATCTCTTCAAATTGATCTATCAATTTTTTAGTTACCCTACGTTGACGTTCATTAATAACAAAACAATTATCTGCACTTGCTATATTAGGAATACCATCACCAACATCACCCTTCATAATATGTGTTCGTAAATATTCTTCAGGGTTTTCCTCATACAAAAATTTACTATTCACTGGATCATATTGTTTGATTTTTGATCTATGTAATTGACGATAATCTTTATCACCAGAAATAATAAGAATTTTTTCATCATCAATTGAATTACAAATAGTTCCGATTACATCATCTGCTTCTGCACCAGATACTTCAATGTACTTATATGGAAAATATTCTTGTAGTTCACTCTTGATACGATTCATACATTCAAATACAGAAGTCCAATCCAAATCCGATTTTTCTCGTGCTTTTTTTCGAGCAGCTTTGTAATATGGAAAGTATTCCTTTCTCCAATATGTTCTAGAATCAGATGCAATGATTAGTTCACCATATTCATTACGAAACTTTACATTTAATGCACGTATCATATTCAGTACCATATGACGGATCAATGGTTCTTCAATTGCAATGTTAGTATGTTTACCAATAGAAACAAAAAAGGTAGAATACATTGCCTGATTAAGATCTAAAAGTTGCATTATTCATCTTCCGATTCTTTGATAATTCTAATGTTTGGTGGAATAAAAACAAATGATTCATCTACATAATCTATTTCAAAACAACTATCAGAAAATTCTTGTAGGATGTGGTGTTCATCATGATACCTCATTACCATTGAACGAATAGCTTCAACCATTAAACAGAAATCCTTTTCTGCTCTTGTTCCAATTGGAAAATCATAACCACATTGCATCAAGGTTTCAATTGCAGTATCAGCAACAACACCTGAAACTTCTGCAATTTGATTTACCTTTTGTATCTCAATATTTTCCTTTACTTCATCTAAAGAAGGTAGTTCATTCTTATTCGATTTTGGAAATTTTATTACATTGCTCATTTGAATGCCCTTACTAGAATCGTTTCTTCATTTACTCTTCCATTAGCAACTGTTTCCTTTGTGCTCAATTCCTTTATTTGTTTATCCAATCGCTTCTTTGGTTCCATAAGGACCATCGGTAAAATTTCATTTGGTTTACGTATCATTTTTGTATAAGATTGGTCCAAATCAATGTTTTGAATAGTTGTTCCTTTTACTGAAAACTTCTGTCCTTCAATTGCAATGAGACATGTGAGTTTTCTAGTTTTTGTGTTGAACAACCATAGAACAGATGATTCCAGAATCTTAATTGGTGATATGGAAACAATATTATATTCATCAGATGATTGTGCATATTTCATCTTAGATACAATTTGATCAACAGATTTGATTTTTCTTGCACGTGGTTTTCTTTGTCGTTTTTGATTCTGTTTCTGTTGACCAAGTTCAACTAGAATAGATTCAATCAAAGAAATATATCGTTTCATTTCGATTTTCTTTAGATGTTTATATCCTTCTTTTATTTCTTCATCATCTGATACCAATTCATTCAAAAGTTCAGAATAATATACAATTGCATCTGAGTAGAATTTATTTGATTTGTTTTTTACAATCGAACTAATATCATCACATTCCTTATACCCATTAGAATAAAAATCATCTAATAGGGTATCAAGTTCTGCAATAAGTTCATTGTGAGATTCAGTTTTCTTTATTTTGACCTGTACTATTTTTCTAGGGGTTTCATTCAAAACTGATTCAATACATGATTCAAGTTTTGATTGCATTTCATCATCCACCAAACCACGATTTAACATCCTAGCAATGGATGCAATGGTTTGTGTCAATTGTTTGCTGGATGATTTAGAAACAGTTGAAATATCTTTGGATGAATATTTTTGTGATTTCATCCAAGTTGTAATCCAGGGGATAATTCGTTTCTGATCTGATGTATAATTGTACCAGTTGAAATTAGAAATCAGTTGTGTTCGTGAGATAGGACCAGAAAATTCTGGTTCTGGTCCTACCATTGCTGCTTCTGTATTTCTAGGTTTAGAAGCTTTTTTACGTGCCATAGATATGGTTCCTTCATTCATTTGAGAACATTATATATGATATCAAACAAATGTCAACTGTAATTTTTTCTTAATCATATCAGTAGCTTAACCTACTTTATATGTAAAGATTTCTTCTGTAGTATCTTTTTCAATTGGTCTTGGAAGATGTTCTAGTGATTTTAGAAGATCTGACCATTCAATTTTTCTCACTTCCCAATTATAATAAAGATCTGCATATGATTTTTGACCTTTCAATTTAATTTTTAGGGAATCTGATTTTTCATTTAAAACATGGATAGATTGTTCCATCATATTATAAAAGAAGTTTGCATGTTTATTATGGTCTTCAATATAATTATACATAAAAGTCCAATTTGATGCAGTTTCATAAAGAGCAGCATAATTAGGATGAATACAAAGACATCCTGCAGACATTGCTTCCATTAATGAAATACAAGATGTTTCTGGCCAAATATTTGGATATGCAAAAACATCCGCATTCTTTAAATGTTCTTTGATTTCTTGATTAGGAACAAAACCATGATACGTCATATTTTCATGGTTTTCAATTTGGTCAAATAATTCTTGAAATTGTTCGTCTCGTTTATCCCATCCATAAATTTTAAATGATGAGAATACATCAAGATGAATATTTGTATATTGTTCACATAGTTTATCAAAAACTGGAACTAAAAGTGCTAAACCTCTATGTGGTGTAGTATGATATACGAAACGAATCGAATCTTTTTCTGTATTAAATTTTTTATCTAAATCAACATCAATAGGATCGATTGCATTTTTCATAACACAAGTACGATCCCAAGGAATTCCATATTCCTCTAGATATCTTTGTTGTTGCCAATGTGAACAAAATACAATTTTATGAAAATTTCTCCAGCCACCATTCTTTAGATGATGTGATTCTGGATCTTGTGGTAAATCATGACACCATAATACCCGAATTTTATTTTCATCTAGTTCTCTTACTCTAGATGGAATAATTTGAAATGTTTTGAGAACATCCTCACCAAGTTCTGAGATTAATTTTTCCATCATGAGTTCTGTTCCACCCATAGATGTTTGATTCACTTCATTTCGCCACGTCATTAGATTTCCTTATGATGTTTACAATTCTCACTAATTTTTCTTTTTCAGGATGTTTATGTATCCATTGACCTGTATGAGAACTAAATTCCTTTGAGAAAAAGGAATCTAGTTTCTTGTTACCAGTTTTTATATTTAGATTGATTTTATTGGAAAGTTCATCATATTCTGCATCAGATATGATTGATTCATTCAAGAATTCGTAAGCATATGCAGCTGCTGCTAGACGAATACGTTTTCTTCTTTCACATTGTATGAAATCAGACTGTCCCATCTAAATGCTCTCCACTCATCCTGTTCAAGATCAAAAACCCGAAGTGCTTCCGATGAATATGATTGCTCTTTCTTTGGAATCTTATCTTCAGGAATTTTCGATTCATCTAGGGTACAGAGCATCTTACGAAATGTACCATCTTTTTTTTCAAAATGGATTTCCATAACACTTGTACGAAGTTTTTCAGTTAGGAAAGTTTCGAGTTTATTTGTCATCACGGATTCTCCAGTCTCAAAGGTGGAAAAATATAGTCTAGAAGTTCATTATAACCACCAATTGGCTCATTGTCAATAACAACAATTGGTAGTACTTTATATCCTGGATATTGTTCAAGAACCATTTCTCTTTCAATATCTTTACCAATTTGAAGTTCTGAATATTCTAGATTGTGTTGTTTTAGCAATGTTTTTGCTTGATCACAATATGAACATTCTTCTCTAGTAATAAGTTTGATCATGATGAACCTCAGGTTGTGTTAATAGATGTTTCACTTGATGTACTTGAGCTAATTTATGAATATCTTTCCAAAAGTATTTTTCATATTTATTGTAATGAATGATACCATATTCAGTCAAACC